GCTCGATGTGATCGGCAAGATCGTCAAGTTCGACATGACCGACCCGGAAAACCCGAAGCCGGTCGAAAAGGAGGGCTGGCATGTCAACGTTCGCGCTGCCGCGCTGACCGATGAGCAGGCCAAGGCGCTTGAGCCGATGAACATCGTCCCGCCTGAAACGCCGTATCGGGTTTGGGCATAGGGGCTGACTGATGGCGCTTGAAGTCGAAACCGGAGCCGGATCTGCAACCGCCGAGAGCTATTGCTCGGTCGCGGATGCTGATGCGCGCGCCACCGCTTTCGGCAACACGGCATGGACCGGCACCGATGCCGACAAGGAGGCCGCTCTGCGCCGCGCCACGGCGTTCATCGAGCAGCGTTACCGCGAGAACTTCAAAGGGACCAAGCTATACCACGCGCAGGCCCTCTCCTGGCCGCGCTACGGTGCGATCGTCGATGGCTGGGATCTGGACAGCACTGTCGTCCCTACCGAGATCAAGAACGCCTGCGCAGACCTTGCCGTCCGCGCTCTCACTGCCGACCTCAACGCCGATCAGACCCGCGCCGTGATCCGCGAGAAGGTTGGCCCGCTTGAGACCGAATACAGCGCCCACAGCCCGCAGGGGACGCGCTTCGTTTCGGTTGACCAGGCGCTCGGTCCTTTCCTGCGAGGAGGGGGTGCAAACGTGCGCCTTGTCCGCGCATGACGCGTTACAAACTTCTCATCGCTATCGAACTGCTCCGAATTGCAGGAGTGATCGGCCAGCGTGGGTTTAACCGTCTGGCGCGCGCTTTGATGTTTGTATCTGCGCTATTCATCAAGGATTTGCGCGCATGACGACGGCCCAGCGCTCCACCGCCTATGCCATGATCGAAGCCAAGGGGCAGACCGTGACGCTCACACGGCGAGCCAGTGGGGCCTATAACCCCGCAACCGGCACGGCTTCGATCACGACGTCAACGCAAACCGGAAAGGGGGTGATCCTTCCGTTCGGCCAAGGGCTTCGCAAGATGTCCGGCACGAACATCCCGACAGGTGCCGTGCTGTGCTACCTAGCGGGCCTCACCACTGCCGGCGCTGCGCTGACCGAACCGAAGGTCGATGACACGCTGACCGATGCCAATGCGCTGGTCTACACCATCGCCGAAGTGTCGCGCCTTGCCCCCGCTGGCCTGCCGATCATGTTCGAGTTGACCTTGAAGGCGAACGCATAATGGGCAGCTTCACCCTCGACCTGCAACGCTTCGCCGAGAAGTGCGCCGAACGCGCCGATGATGCCGTGGGCAATATCGTCGTGCGGATCGCTGCCGAACTCGACAAGCGCAGCCCGGTCGGGGATGCGACCTATTGGAAGAACCCGCCCCCTGCCGGATATATCGGCGGGCATTTCCGCGCGAACTGGCAGCTTGGCGTGGGCGCAATGCCAATGGGCGAAATCCCCGGCGTCGATCGCACTGGCGAAAAAACGCTGGGCCGCATCATGGCCGAGATCCCCGAACAGGCAGCGGGCAAGGTCTATTACATCGCCAACAACGCGCCCTATGCCCAGCGGCTTGAACACGGTTGGTCAAGGCAGGCACCGCAAGGGCTGGTCGGCCTGACCGTCACCATGTTCCAGGACATCGTGCGCGACGCTGTGGAGGCGCTGCCATGAGCCTGCTCGCGGTCCGCAATGCGCTGGAAACGGCGCTCAACGGCATCAGCCCCCCCCTTGCATCGGCTTGGGAGAACAGCCCCTACACGCCCGTTCACGGCACGCCCTATCAGCGCGTCTATCTGCTTGCCGCCGAGCCTGATAACCCGGAAATGGGTCGTCATGTGATCGAGCGCGGCTTCCTGCAAATCAGTCTTGCATACCCCCTCGATGATGGCCCTAGCGCGGCCATGACGCGGGCTGAATTGATCCGCTCCACTTTCTATCGCGGTGCTGCCTTCACGGCGTCAGGCATCACCACGCAAATCGAACGCACGCCGGAAATCGCCCCTGCGCAGATCGAGGACGACCGTTACGTCGTCCCCGTCCGTGTCAGGTTCTTCGCCCACCACGCGACTTAACAGGAGGACCACATGGCCATCGCATCGGGCATTAACAAAACTGTCGCTTTCAAGAAGCAGTCCGGCCTTGGGGTCGTTGCCAGCGGTTCGGGCGGTCAACTGATCCGCCGTGAAACCGCGACGTTCAACGTCACCAAGGACACTTACGAGAACAACGAGATCGTCTCGCACCAGCAAAGCACCGGGGCCGTCCACGGCATCGCGCGCTCGGCCGGCACGATCAACGGCCTCATGTACGGCACCTCGTATCAGGCGTTCATCGCTTCGCTGCTGCGCAAGGATTGGGTTGCCACCTCGGCGATCACCGGCCTGTCGCTGACCATCGCCGCTTCGGGATCGAACTACACGATCACGCGCGGCTCCGGCGACTTCCTGACCGGCGGCGTCAAGATTGGCGACGTGATCCGCCTGTCCGCTGCCGGCCTCAATGCCAACAACGTCGCAAAGGATCTGGTGATCGTCGGCCTGACCTCGACCGTCATCACCGCCAACGTTCTCAAGTCGGGCGGCACGCTGACTGCGGAAGGCCCGATTGCCTCCTGCACCGTCACGGTCATGGGCAAGAAGGCGTGGGTGCCGACCAGCGGCCACACGAACGAATACTATACGTTCGAGGAGTTCTTCTCCGACCTGACCCGCAGCCACGTCTATCAGGACATCCAGATCGGGATGCTCGATGTGGGCGTTCCGGCAACGGGCAACGTCACGGCGGCATTCAGCCTGGTCGGCCTTGGCGCTGTCACCAAGTCCGGTTCGCAGAGCCTGACCAGCCCGACCGCTGCCACCACGACCAACGTGATGCAGTCGATTGCCGGTGCCATCTACGTCGGCGGCGTCCGCTACTCGAACATCACCAGCTTCTCGCTCAAGATCGACGGGCAGGTGAACCCCGGCGAGGCTGTTGTTGGATCGAACACCATCGCCGACGTTTACCGGGGCCGCATCAAGGTGAGCGGCTCGTTCTCGTTCGTGTTCGAGAACGACACCCTCTCGCAGCCCTTCGAGGACGAAACCGCAACCTCGATCATCGCCGTGCTGGCCGATGCCCGCACCGATGCAGCGAACACCGTGGCGTTTGTCATGCCGCGCGTGAAGCTGTTCTCAAACGACGCGGACGACGGCGAAAAGCAGATCGTGCGGACCGTCAACTTCACCGCTGAGATCAACGGTTCGGGTGGGGCCTCGTTGGCCAGCCACCAAACCATCCTCAGCATTCAGGACAGCCAGGTCGCCTAACCTGGCCACGACGTTCCCCCCGGTGTGTCCGCAAGCGCCGGGGGGGACATACTTGCGGAGATTGCGACATGACCAAGCAGACCCCCTTTGACTTTGCCGCGCTCGACATTGCTGTTGCGGCCGACAAGCCCCACGAATTTGAACTGGTCTTTCCGCCGACCCATCCCCGCGAAGGCGAAGGGCTGGGCGTGTTCGTCTCGGTGATCGGGGCCGAGAGCGCGACGTTTCAGCGGTTCATCCGGGAAGAAGCGAACCGGGTGCAGGAAGAACAGTGGCGCAAGCGTCGCTCGAACAAGACCGAGCCGCCGATGTCGATCGAGGAGCAGGAGGCCAAGATCACGGACGCGATTGCCCGCGCTGTCACTGGCTGGCGCACGGTGATTGACGGCAAGAGCGAGCCGGTGATCTACGAGAACGGGCAGGCGCTGGAATTCAGCCACGCGAATGCCGTCAAGTGGATGACGCGCTATCCCTTTGTCCGCGACCAGATCAACAAGGCCACGGCTGACCTCTCGAATTTTATCATGGCCTGACCGAAGACCTGATCGCCTTCGCTCAGGCCGAGTTCGAACTGTCGGCGGTGCAGGACGACGGCCTAACCCTGCGCGAGCATCTTGAGGGCATGGCAGAGCGCACTGGCAAGACTGTTGCCGAGATCGCTGGCCTGCCTGATTGCCCGGATGGGTGCGAACTGCTCTGGCGGGATTTCATGGCCATGTCGGTCGCGCGCGGTTCAACGGGCTTTGGTCCCGCGCGGCTGTCATGGTCCGACATCGACGCTTACCAGCGCGTGCATGGCTTCCGCTTTCAGGCATGGCAGATTGAGGCGATCCGGAGGATGGATAGCGTGTTCATGGCCGAGGCCGGCAAGCGCAAGCCCAAGCATTGACTTTCTGGGTCAAGTATAGGAAAGTCGCCAAGCCTTTGACCAGCGGTTGAAGCGCAATCCGGCAGCGCCGGGAAATCGCCAGTTGGCAGCGCCAGCGGCTTTGCTCCCCCTCTCGCAGCCGGACGGTCCATGACCGATTTTGCCAACCTTGCCATTAAAGTGGACTCGACCGAGGCGGGCGATGCTGCGCGCGACCTCGGCCAGTTGACGCGTGCTGGTGCGCAGGCAGAGCAAGCCGTTGACAAGCTGGGCGCGACCTCGGCCCAGACCGGCAACCAGATGCGCGGCGCTGGGCGTGCGGCGGCAGACTATGCGGCGGCGGCGCAGGCTGCTGCGCGGCAGACCACACAAGTCGGCGAGGCGGGCAAACTGACCGCATTCCAGGCGCGCAACATGGCGTTCCAGTTTCAGGACTTGGGCCTCCAGCTTGCGATGGCCGCGCAGTCCAGCGAACCGCTGCGAATGAGCATGATGGCCCTTGCTATGCAGGGGCCGCAGATCACGGCGATCATGAGCGAGGCCGGCATGAGTGCGGGCCAGCTTGCCAAGCAGATGGTCACTGGCGCTGGTGCATTCTTGATGGCCAACCCGATCATTGCTGCGACGGCTGCTGTCGTTGGTGTGGCGGCGGCGGCTATCGGTTTCATGACGTCGGAGATCAACAAGAACGCTGAAACGCAGGTGACATGGGGCGACACTGCGATGGGCGTTTGGGATGCCGCGCGGGCCTATCTGTCCGACAAACTGACCGCTGCATTTGAGTATTTTGGAACCACGGCAGAGGAAGTCTGGAAGGGCGTGGTTCATGTCGCCAAGTGGGCCGTGAACTGGATCATCGGCGGCATGACGCTGATCCCGCGCGCCGCGATGGCTGCATTCAGCACAATCGGGCCAGCGATTGGGAATGGCTTCTACAGCGGCGTCAACTTGGCGATCCGGGCGCTCAACTGGCTAATCCGCAAGGCATACGAGGCCGCGAACCTGTCCCGCGTTGCCTTCAACTTCCTGCTGCCAAAGGAATTCCAGCTTCCCAAACTGACCGCGCCGCAGATTGACGAGGTGGCGAACGAATATGCCGGTGCCGGCAAGGTGTTCGGCGAGGCGATGTTAGGCGCGTTGTCCGACACTGTGAACCGCGACTATATTGGTGAGGCTGCATCCTACATTTCGCCGTTTGCACAGAAGCGGGCTAAGGACCGAATTGCGAAGGATGCGAAGAAGGGCGGAGCGGAAGCAGGACGCACCGCTGGCAAAGCAGCCGCTGAGGCATACAACGACACGCTTGGCGAAGAACTTGCGGCAATGCAGGCCGACAGCATGGCTGGCCTCATGCGGCAAGCCACGATGCGCGAGGAAGTGTGGGAGGCGCAACTGCGCGGCGACCTCGACGACCTTAACGCTGACCTCATCAAGAACCAGAAGGAGCGCACGCGCGGGGCCGAGGAGGAGGCTGCGGCATACGCGCGCATGAACGATCAACTGCGCGAACTGGTCACGCAACTAGATCAGTTGGGCGGGTTCGGGCGCACGCTAGGTGATCTTGGTGCTGCCGTTTACGGTATCCGCACTGGGGATTATAGCGGCGTTCGCGGCCCCGCTGGCATTATCCTACAACAACTTGGCGGCATCAGTTGGTCGAAGACCGACGCAAACGGCGACCGCACAATAAACAGGCTCGGCGAAGAATTCAGCAAAGTTCTAACCAAGGTCTTTGGTGAAAATGGGTCGTTCACAAACTTACTGCGGAATGCCGGAGTAGGCGTTGCCACTGGGCAGGTCTTGTTCGGTCAGGACAACAAGGCGGCCCAGATCGGCGGCGCAATTGGCGCTGTCGCTGGGTCCTTCCTGCCCATTCCAGGCGGTCAATTTATCGGCTCACTTATCGGGTCAACCATTGGCAGCATGTTCGGCAAACGTCCGCGCGGCTCCGGCTCTGTCTCGAACACTGGCATGAGCACCAGCGCCAATGACGCAGGGGTCGGGCAGTCGCTGGATAGCTTCGGCCTCGGCCTGCAATCCTCGCTGTCGAACATCGCACAGCAGCTTGGCGGGTCGGTCGGGGCCTATTCCATCGGCATCGGGCAATACAAGGACTACTTTCAGGTCTCATCGTCCGCGAACGACCCGCGCCTGGGTGGCAGCTATTTCGGCAAGAAGTCGTCCAGCGCGCTCTATGACGGGCAGGACGCTGGCGCAGCAATGCGTGCTGCCATTGCCGGGGCCATCACTCAAGGTGCGCTACAGGGCATCAGCGCGGGCGCACAGGCTCTGCTCAAGAGCGGCAAGGACATCGAGGCCCAGCTTGCCAAGGCGCTCAAGTTTCAGGGCGTGTTTGACGAACTCAAGGCCACCACCGACCCGCTCGGTGCCGCGCTGGACGAGATCAACAAGCGCTTTACCGAACTGCGCGCGATCTTCGCAGAGGCCGGGGCAAGTGCCGAAGAATATGCGCAACTCGAACAGCTTCTCGCACTCAAGCGGCAGGAAGCGCAAGACCAGGCGCGTCAGGCGATGGTGGACAAGGTGCGCGATCCCATCGAGATGCAGATCCGCCTTCTCGAACTGCTGGGCCGCGAAGAGGATGCGCTCGCCGCCTCGCGCCTGCTGGAACTGGCCGGTATCAAGGGCGCGCTGCAACCCTTGCAGGCGATGATTTACCAGCTTGAGGACGCGCGCAAGGTCATCGACACGTTTGAACCGCTGGCCGAAGACCTCAAGAAGTTTCGCAACGAACTCCTCGGCGGCGAGGGCGAACAATCGTTCGGCTATCTCGCCGCGCAGTTTCGCTCGATCGCGCAGGCGGCAGCCAATGGCGACGCGACCGCGCTGGCGAACCTTCGCGGCGCTGGTTCGGCCTATCTCGATGCCGCGCGCCTCAATGCCGGGTCGGACCTCGAATATCGCCGCGCGCTGGGCATGGTTTTGTCTGGTGTCGATAAGGGCATCTTCGCCGCCGATGCGCAGGTTGATTACGCGCAGGCCCAGATCGACGCGATCAACAACAGCGCCGACATCATGGAACGGCTGCGCGCCGACCTCACCACCCTGCAAACGCAGGTGGTCGAGAACACCGGGGTCGTCGCGCGCATGTGGCAGCGCTTCGAGGTCAACGGCCTGCCGGTCATTACGAACGCCGATGAGCCGATCCAGGTGCAGGTGGTGCCGCTATGAAGCTGCTCCGGCCCTACGCCATCACGGACGGCAACTTGACCTCCAGCGTGCCGGAGAACGATGCCGGCGAATACAGCGCGACTGCGACCTATGGCGTGGGCGAAGTGGTTATCTCGTCAAGCCTGCATCGCAAGTATGAGAGCCTGATCGCGGACAACACCGGCAACGCTCTCGATGATGTGTCGAAGTGGCTCGATCTTGGCCCGACCAACCGCTGGGCCATGTTCGATACCAAGAACGGGACCGCGACGACTAGCGCCGACGCGATTGAGACTGTCGTGGCTGTCGATGGGCGGGTCGATGCCCTTGCGCTGCTGGGGATGACCGCAAGCACTGTGCGTGTGCGCGTCGCTGTTGATCCTGCCGCAGCGCCCCAACCGCCTGTAACTGAAAGTCTCTCCCTCGACTTCCTGACACTTGAGCCGACGCTCACAATCACCACGCCGGACCTCCTGACGACGGTCTATGACCAGACGTTCAACCTTCAGTCGGATAGCGGCATCACCAACTGGTATGCCTATTTCACCGAAGAGATCGTGTTCGCCAGCGACCTCGTTGTCAGCGATCTGCCGCTTTATGGCGATCCGACGATTACGGTCGAAATCGAGAATGCGAACGGCGACACGGCGTGCGGCACATTCGTGATCGGGCAGACCCGCGATCTGGGCGGGACTGTCTACGGCGCGAAGGGCGGCATTCAGGACTACAGCCGCAAGGAAACCGACGACTTTGGCAATTACACGCTGGTCGAGCGGGCCTTTGCCAAGCGCAACACCTATCGCGTCGTCTGCGCCAATGCCCAGGTCGATGCCATTTTCAACCTTCTCGCCACAGTCCGCGCGGTCCCGGTGATCTGGCTGGGGACCGACGATTACGCCTTCACGTGGACGTTCGGATGGGCGCGCGATTGGGCGGTTGAGATTGCCTATCCGACCCAAAGTTTCCTGACCATCGAGATTGAAGGGCTGACCTAATGACCCTGCCGACTATCACACCGCTTCCCACCCCGCCGAGCCGCTCGGATACCCCGACGACATTCAACTCGCTGGCCGATGCCTTTCTGGGCGCGTTTCCGCTGTTCCAATCCGAGTTGAACGCATGGGCGGCGGCGCTTCCTGCTGAAATCACCGGGACCGACTTTGCTGCAACCTCGACCACCTCACTGGCAATTGGGACCGGCTCAAAGTCGTTGACGATCCAGACCGGCAAGGGTTTCCAGATCGGACAGCCCGTGCGCATTGCCAGCACCTCGACCCCGGCCAACTACATGGACGGTCAGGTCACTGCACATGACAGTGGCACCGGGGCGCTGACTGTCAATGTGGCAACGGTCGGCGGATCTGGCACCATTGCCTCGTGGACCATTTCGATCCTGCCTGCCGGAGCAGGGTCTTTTGTTACCCTCACCGGGGCCGAAACGCTTACCAACAAGATCCTCACTACCCCGACGCTTTCGGGAACGGCCAGCGGGACAACTGCCGGACGCGTTGGGTATAGCGCCGGCCTGATGACCTACGGCGACGGCTCGGCTCAACGCACGCTGGTCAATACCGATGCCGCCCAGACGTTGACCAATAAGACGATCAACACGGCTGGCAGCAACACGATCAAGGTCAACGGCAATACGCTGGCGGCTTCGGCTGGCACCGGGACGATCACGTTCTTCAATTCGAGCGACACGGTTGTCGGGCGCAACACCACCGACACCCTGACCAACAAGACGCTGACCGCGCCGACGATCATGGGCGGGACGGTCGGCGTGGTGGCATCGCCTGCCGCGAACAATGTCGGGACGCTCGGCATTCCGCAGCGGGCAATCACGGCCAGCACGACCCTTGCCATGACGGACATGGGGCAGGACATCTACATTACCGGAACCACTGCCTCGCAGTCCGTGACCATTCCGGCCAATGCTTCGGTCGCGTTCCCGATCGGCACCGTCATTGCCATCACCAACGACAGCAATCAGAACTGGACGATCCAGATAACCAGCGACACTTTGATGTGGTCGCCGTCTGGCTCAACCGGCTCTCGCACTCTGGCGCAATATGGCAGCGTGACCATTCGCAAGGTCACGGCCACCAAGTGGTGGATCACCGGGACCGGCCTGTCATGAGCGGGGCTATCTTTGCCGCCGTCATGGCTGGCGGCTCGATCCTTGTCACGCGCACATATGACACCGGAACTGCTGCGACCGAGACCATCCCGACCGGCGCGTCGAGTGTCGTCATTGAATGCTGGGGCGGCGGGGGCGGTGGCGGCGGCGGTGATGCCACGACGCCAGCTAATGGCGGTGGTGGCGGCTCTGGCGGCTATGTCAAGCGCACCCTGCCGCTGACTTCGGCCAATTGGGGCCAGACCTTCACTTATACGGTCGGCGCGGCCGGCACGGGCGGTGCGACCAACGATGTGGGCAACACTGGCGGGTCAAGCACTGTCGCAGCCGGCACGTTTGCAGGGTCGGTGAGCCTGAGCGCGCAAGGCGGCACAGGCGGCGAAGGCGGCTCTATCGCCTTGCAGGGTAATGGAGGCCTCGCATCCGGTGGGGACATAAACACTGCTGGCAACGGAGGCGGCGGGATCACACGTGTCGGTGCCGGCGCTCCCAATGGTGGCGCTAACGTTCCAAGCGGGACAGGTTCAGCCCCTGGCGGCGGCGGCGGCGGCGGCTCTCTGTCCGGTGCCGCAGGAAGCCACGGCGCAGCAGGCCGCATCATCTTTCGTTACACCTAGGAGCCTCCCATGACCATGACGAAGGCGACCGTTCGGATTTCCCATGTCAATTGAATACCCCATTGCAAGAAGCGAGGCAACAAAATGAGCATCATTCTGAGCCAAAAATCGCTGACCAAACTGGAAGGCGCGCACCCGGACCTTGTGCGGGTAGTCAAACGAGCGGCGGCGTTGTCATCCATCGACTTCACCGTTTTGGAAGTGCTGCGAACTCCAGCGCGCCAGAAGGAACTTGTCGCAAAGGGTGCATCCAAAACCCTGCGGTCACGCCACCTTCCCGGCGCTGACGGCAAGAGCCGCGCGGTAGACATTGCACCGCTCGATGGCGGGCAAGTGTCGTGGGCATGGCCGCTTTATCACAAGCTGGCTCCGATCATTAAGCAAGCGGCGAAGGACGAGGGTGTGCCGATTGAGTGGGGCGGCGATTGGCGCACGTTCAAGGATGGACCGCATTGGCAGCTTCCGTGGAAGGTTTACCCATGAAACTGATCGAAAACTGGCTCGAAACCGTCCTCAAGGCATGGTCCGTGCGCCTTGCCGCATTGGCCGGCATCGTCGCTGGCTATCTGGCCGCGAACCCGGATCAGACCGAGGCCCTGCTTGCCTTGCTGCCGGAAGGTCCGTGGCGGGTGCTGGCAAGCGCGGGGATCGGGCTGTTCGTGTTCAGCCTTGCAACGGGCGCGCGGATTGTGCGGCAGGGGCGGACCGATGATCCTGCTTAAACTCCTCGGCGCATGGGGCTGGCTGAAACAGGCCCTAGGAGCGCTCTGGGCCGCAACGTGTAAGTATCCGTTACAAGTTGCCCTGATCCTCGCCCTGTGCCTTTCTCTGTGGCTCTGGCGGGGTAAAGAACGGGCAGAGGGTGAGCGGGACAAAGCGCGGGCTGAAACGGCGCAAGTCATCCAGGCTGGCAAGGAAGCCCTAGCCCAGCAGATCGCCCTAAACGAAGCAACCAAGGCCAAATACGAGGCCGCTGCGGAGAAAGCAGACCATGACTATCGCATTGCCCTGGCGGACGCTGATCGCCGCACTGATCGCTTTATCCGTAACAACCGGGTGCGCCAAGCGGGTGGAAGTGGGGCCGGTGCGTCCAGTCCCGCCGCCGAAGGTGAAGCTGCCGAGCGTGGTAACGGAGCCGGTGCAGATGCCGTCCTGGTTAGCGCCGACGATGTGAGGATTTGCACCGCCAACACCGTAAGGCTTCAGGCGGTGCGGGAATGGGGGCTTGAACTGGTCAAGGCTGGGGTGGCGGAGTAGGCTTGGGGCCGATTGTCCTACTGCCATATACCGGATCACCGGGGAAAGTGTCGGGACATGCGTTCACAGCTTCAGCGCCGGCGTCGGTCAATTCCCACGCGCTGATAGGCCCGCCCGATTGAAACGGCATTCCCTGTCCGGGCGTTCCCCATATCGTGCGCCTGACCCATCCCGCCTTTTCAAGCCCCGAGAGCGTCGGGCCTGTTGATGGCCTCAACACGCCATTGCGGCCCGGAACCTTCAATTCCTTTGCTAGAAAGGGACGGCGCATAAGATGCGGTTGCCGCTTGAATGCCAGAAGGCAATTCCACCGGACTTCGGTAAGGTATGGAACACTCACCCCACCACCTCCTTCAATGCTGACAGGTCATAGAGCGCAACCCGTTCAACCATGTCCATCGGCTTCACTCCTGATTGCTTTGCTGCACCTGTCGCCCAGCGAGAGCAGCGGGGGGAACGTAAAGCCACATTCATGCTGCCCCTTCCACCGCAGCTTGGCGGCGAATGGTAAGGCGATCAGCAACATACTTTGCTGCCGCCCGGTGAGGGCTGAACCAGCCCTTGAACAACGCATGGTGGTTCTCTGTCCAGTCGTCCTGCCACTCTTCCATAAGGTCCGGCTGTCCGTCTCGGTGGCCTATGAAACTGGCAATATGACTCATCATCACCCAAGCCTGATTGTCGATCATTGAGCCAATGGTGTCTTCTGGGTCTGGATCAGGCCAAGGGGCGTATGGCTTTTGCCTGATGTCGGCCAATGCCTCGTTCGCATCCGCCAGCGCCTCCCGCAGCCGCTCCACCTCATCCATGAGCGACAGGTAGTGGTGGGCGTTGTTGCGGAGGAAGCAGATCAGGGAGGCGTTGGCTTCACCTTCTGCGGAGGCTTCATCTTCACCATCCTCCGGGGCATCCCAAGCGGGGACGAATGCAATCGGATAGCGGTCACCATTGATAATAGCTCGCATATTCCCACGCACGTTATAGTTCTTGTAAATGCCAGAAAACGGCCCCTCAGTCGCCGCAGCCAGCAGCCTTT